TTTGGTTATGCACATGTAAAGCAGGATCATTAAATCAAACATGTTCGCATGTTTTGGCAACGATGAAGTATTTAATAAAATGAAACAAAAAACATTTAATTTAAGTGAAATAGGAAAAAAAAGCCGAGCCGCAGGCCAGAGATTTGAAAAGAGAGTCAGAGAGGATTTAATAAAAAAAGGATGGATTGTTGACAAATGGACAAATAATGTAGAATTTTACAATGATGAGGATGTTCATGATTTGCCATTCACAAAAGGGAAATTAGTGCCGGCAAAACCAAAGTTTGTTTTTAATCCAGCAATGAAAAGAAGAGTCATGATGGGAAACAGCTCAGGATTTCCAGACTTTATTATTTTTAAAAGATCAGAGAATTTTGAGAAGTTGGAAATAACTATGACTGAAACAAAAGAGGTTTATGAACCAATTTGTTTGATGGGTATTGAATCAAAAATGAATGGATACTTAGATAAAGATGAGCGCGCAAAATGTAAATGGTTGATAGAAAACAGGATTTTCAGCAAGATTTTAATAGCGCAAAAGGGTTTAAAGAGTGGGGAGATCATATATATCCAATTTAAAATAAGTTGAAGTAAAAATGGGGCATGGAGGAATTGGTGCATTTAGATCAACCCTTTATGCAGGATATAAGTAAAATGAAACAAAAACCATTAAGTGAAAAAATACAAGACATTGTAAAAGAAATAGGAATGAAAGAAGCAGAAGAAAGACAAAATAAAATTCTTGAAGAGTATAATCTAACAGGATTAAACAAAGAGCAAATTCAGGGAGTTGCAGGATTAATCAGATCTGTTATTAAAATACATGATAAAATATACAATGATAAACTCAAAGAAGCTGTTGAGAAGTTGAAGGAAGAATTAAGAAAAGATTGTTTATTTAGTAATACAAAACACTTCGCAGAAGAAAAAATTAATAAAATATTTGGAGAATTTAAATGAAATTGAGTGAGAAATGGATTAAAGGAGAAATCTTTTATAGAGCTTTAGATGTTGAAGATGTAAAAGAAGCAGTTGAGAAGTTGAAGAAAGAAATAATAAGAGCATTAGTATTTGGAGTAGATAAGAAAATTGCAATTTTGAATATTGACAAAATATTTGGAGAGTTTAAATGAAACAAAAAACAGGAGATAATTTAATTGTATAGGTAAATAATTAAACAATAAAATGAAAGGGCTTTGGTATTTTGCACATCCTTATATAGTAAAAGATATAGATTCAAAAAACATTCATTTAGCAGAAGAAGCAAATTACTGTTATACCAAATAAATGGATTAAAAAAATAAAACAATATGGGTTATTCAAAAAAGAAGATTGATGCCTTGAGACTGGTGGTGGATTATATATGCGAAGAGTGCCACAAGAACGAAGACGAAGTCGGAACACTCCAACCCCACAAAATTAATCCAAAAATAGGGTATAAACATAGAAATATCAAAATGGTCTGTGCTGATTGTCATGACTATTATAGTTCTGCTGACAGGATTGCGAGGGGGATTCAATGATTAAGGTTGGCAAGAAGTTAAGAGGGGAAAACCCAAGCGAACAACTAAAATTAGAGAAAAAAATGTTCAAATTAAAAATGAAAAGAAGAAAAAAAACCATTGCAGAAAAACTGAAAAATGAAAGAAGCAAGATTAATAGGAACAAGCAAACTCTTTGATTTAAATGAGGAAACACATTTATGGTATTGCCCAGAATGTGATGGTTTATTTAATGCAACGAAGATAATGAAAGGAGAAATAACTTGCCCAATTTGTAAGTCCAAGATATTATTAAAATGAAAATAAAAATACCCTTCAAAAAAATAATCAATAAATTAAAAAAAAGAGTTGAAGAATTGAAAGTTATGAGGGACAGAGTCACAGGTAATGGTTCAAGAAATAAATATAATTTTGCAATAGGAGAACTACAAGGAATAATAAAAGATTTAAATGAAAAACAAAAATAAAACACAAGGAAAAAAGAATAGAGCATCTGGTCAAAGATTCGAAAGAAAAGTGAGGGCTGACTTAGAAAGTAAAGGTTGGATTGTTTCCAAGTGGCAAAATAATATTGAATTGCATAAAGAAAATTCTAAAGAAGTATTTGGATTTCATGATGGAGAAAAATATATTTATGGAAAATTAGTTCCAGCAAAAATGGGAAGATTCAGATCCAACCAAGGAGGATTTCCAGATTTTATTGCTTTTAAAGAAATAAAAATTGAAGAAAAATTAGGGGTTTCGGATTTTGGAGATATTCAAACTGGAGAGAGATATTATTATGAAGTAATAGGGGTTGAAGCAAAATCTGATGGCTATCATGATCCCACCGAAAGAGAGAAATGCCATTGGCATTAAAAAAATAAAATATACAGTAAAATATTTATAGCAAAAAAAGGATCAAAAAGGGGTGAAATTGAATATAAAGAATGGAGTGCGAAGCATGCTGTAAAAAACAAGGAATAACCCTCGTCGACGAAACACACGATGTTTGTGAAAAGTGTGCCCTTAAATTTACCATATCAAATAAAAAGAAAAGAAAATGCAAAAAGAAAACATACAAAAGCCCATGGATAAATTTGAACCCCCAAAGGAGATAAATAGCAAATCAGTAATCTATTGGTCAGAACATTACAAAATGCTGAAGGGAGTCAAGGAAGGCGGAGCCATCAGAACCAAAGCAAGAAAATTCGTTGAATTGGGCCTAATTGATTATGACAAAGAAAAGAAATGTTATATTTGCAAACCCATACCTGATTATAATAAATCAACTTATCATATAATTTGGGATAAAACCCGCCTTAAATATAAAGGTGAAGGTTATGGAGAATTTGAATGCTCTTGCCAATATAACCAAAGAACATTCAAAATGTGTAGTCATATTTTGGCTCTTTATATGCAATTTCGCATATGGAATTGGAATAAAAAAAATGAAATTAAAGAGCAAAAAAAACCTTGAAAGATTAAAGAAAATTGGATTTGGCAAAGGAGACAGATAATCTAATAGAAAGAATTAAAAGGATTGTTTTACTTAAATAAATATGTTTAAAGGGAAAATAGAGGAGTTAGGTGAATCTGCACAAAAAGAGGCAATTAAATTATTTGTTGAGGGCATGTCTGATGGAGCTATCGCCGATAGGCTAAATGAAAAATATAATTCTGATATATCCAGGGGAGCAGTAAGCTCATTCAGGAGAAGAAACAAAAACAAATCCTTCCAAGTATTAAAAGATCAAAAGAACTTTGATCAAAAGATGGCCAAGGTCTATTTTGATACTCTAAGCCAGTTAAACACCTTAAATTCAGAAATGTGGGAATTCTTCTTGGAAATCAAAAAGAACCCAGAATTGAAGGATAAAATCATCAAATGCACAAAATGTGGACACAGAATTATTCTTCAAATGCAATCATATGGCCTTCTAATTAAAGCAGCAGATCATCTCTTGAAACAGATAGAGCATGTAGATAAAGTTCTTGGAAAAATGAAGGATAAAAATTTAACAGTCAACTTTAATTATGTGGATTTGTCTAAAAAACTAATGCAAGTTTTCCCTCAAATAGCACACGAAATGGAAAAGCAAGGAATAATCAAAATAGTTAAAAAAAAGAAATTAAAAGAATTAAACTAATTCTCTCCCTCTACTTGTTATGGAGATGATCCCTCTCTTGATTAGTTCTGGTTCTATATCCATTTTTATATAATTTTCACTTCGTCGTAAGACCAACCCAATGTTTCTTAATCCAGACTTACCAATTTTCTTCAAATAATCAATATATTTCTCCTGCTCATTAGACATACCAGAAACAGCATTAATTTTCATTAATTTAAACACTCTCAAGCAATTAGATTCATTAATCTGTCCATAAAGCTGAATATAATCAATTAATTTATTTAAAACTCTGATATTAGTTGTATGCCTCAAAAGATATTCCCTGACCTTTTTGTTTATCCCCCTCTTTTCTAAAATCTTATTAATTAATAACTCGTTTGGTTCTTCAAATTCAATTCGCATAAATCTATCAAGCAAGGGTTTTGGTAATTTCTCTGGTTCTGTTGTTGTTCCAATAAAACAACAATCAACTGATTCCCTTTTACCATCAACATAAACCTCTCCATATTCAATGGCAGGATAAATGATTTCTGCTACCCTCTCACTCATATTGTGAATTTCATCTATTAAAACTAAGGCATTTGGTTTTAAATTAAGCAACATATCAATAATACGGCTTTTTCCCATTGAACCTGTCAAATAAACAAAAGGTTTTTGTGTTTCACAAGCTATCATCTTACTTGAATAGGTTTTTCCTGTTCCAGCAAAACCACTAAAGAGCAAATTTATTTTATGGGTTTTCATCTTATTGATAGCCAACTTCATAAATTCTTTTTGGTGTTCAGAATAAACCACATCATTAAAAGTAGGAAAAGTAACGATTTCACCTATTGATTTAATTTCTGGAGTTAAACTCTCTAAGATAAGTAATTCCTCTTGTCCTAAATAATTTTTTCCTTTTCCAAATAGCATTTTAATTCAAGATTTTAATAAAAAAAAATTATTCTTTTGTTTCTTCGGTTTCTTCTGGTTTTTCCTCTTCTATAGGTTTAGATTCTTCTTCCATTTTTTACCTCCAATTTATAGTTTATTGTATTCTTCTCTAAGACTTTCATACTCTTCTTTTTCATCTTCATCAAGCCACTCAATTAAAGATATGTCGTCCCACTTATCTTTGTTGTATCTCGCCTTTTTTTCAAGCTCTTCCATTCTCTTAACTATAGATTTTGCTCTATTCTCTGTTTTTTTATTCATTTTAATTCCTCTTTTATGAGTTTTAATCCTTGCTCGTAGTCTTTATAATCTCCCCTTAAATGCAACAAAATAATCCAACAAATATGTCGGAAGTCTGCATCTATTTTATGGAAACAAGTGTTACAAGGACAATTTCCATATTGTATTGAACAATTTGCCTTTTCTGCAAATAACTTAATTAACTCTTTTGTAAATTTTCTTTTATCCATTTTTACTCCCTTAATAATTTAATTGCTTCTTCCTCGCTGAAAGCAAGAATTTCATCACAATGCGGACAACAAAAATTATCAAATTCCACATTTTGCTGTAAAGCATCTAAATCGTATGTTTCATCACAAGAGCCATTTAAAGTAAGTTGGCTTCTGCAAGTAGCTGTAACATCATAATTTAAACTATCTAAAGGTTCCTTACATTTTGGACAAATTAAAGCCATTCTCTATCTCCATCAGCATTTATGATAATGCCTTCAAAATCTGCCTCTTTTAAATCGGCTTTAAAGTGTTCTGCACACCCTTCCTTACATCCATTTCCATCTATACATTTTTCACAATTTGGGTTTTTCATTTTTATTTTTATATTTAATTATGGGGGATGGTTATTATTGTCTGGCACCCCATTCAGACGCTACTTTTTAGTTTTTAAGGAAAAACTGAACGCAAATGCTCTAAAACCCCCAATCCTAATGAACGGATTTACTCCAATCCTAATGAATGAGTATTATTCTATTTTTTCAGTTTGTAAATTAATTACAAAATGTCCGTTATCTGAGTTGTCTCCGTCGTTTTGGTCTTTTCCTAAATAATAATTACCATCAAGATGTAACTCTTCTTTTCTTAAGTACCATCTAATAAAATCCAGCATTATTGTGTTTGGCTCTCTTCTGCTTAATGGTGTTCCTCCTGCAAGAGGTTTAAGGACTGCAAGATAGTCTTGAACGCCATCTAATAAACCTTTTCCATCCCAATGGCTAAATAAAACAATGCTTTCTTCATTTCCGTTTTTGAAACCTATACTTATTCTATCTCCCATTTTCTTTTACTCCTTTAATTTAATTGTTTTGAAACTTATCCACTTTTAAATCCCAAAATATTCTATAACCTGCTTCATTATCCAAAATCCCTGAAGTATTTCCTTCAGAAACTAAACGCCCTATCTCTTGGTTATCTATTTCAAAGTTTCTTTCAATAGCTTCTTTAACTTTTTCTTCCATTTTCTTTTTCCTCCATTTAATTTTAATCTTCCCATCCACCCCCAAAGTGACACAAGTCCTTACTTTTGAGTATGACGACGAAGTCATCTGTCTAAATAACAATCAACCCCATCAAAGTTTATATTTAAGTAAATATGTTTATGATAATTGTCTTTTTCTATCTCTTTAAACTTCTTACTTCTCCGAATAAAAAACTTAACATAATCAATAAATTCCTTAACTTTATTCTCCTTACGAAAGTTCTTTAACATCCTCCCGATTTTCTTACGCTCTAAATGGACGGAGTCAAAGAAACTTAAACTAAAATGCTCAAAAGGTACACCTCTACGAGTAATCTTATCAGAGGGGATATATCCTTTAAATAGCTCTTTTTGTGTCCATATTTTGATCATTTTGAATATTTGGCTTTTGATTTAATTTTAGTGCGAAGCCTAACACACCATATTTTAAATTAAATTATCCTTGTTTCTGCTTCATGCAAATCAACCTTTCCTATGTTTTTACCTCTTGTTTGTATAGTTAAAACCTTTTCCTTATGTGGATTTTTATTTAAGGCATTAACTAACTTTTCAAATCTTGCTCTGGGATCACCTTGTATTAATGCTTTGTTTATTGCATCTATAACTAACTTCTTAAAATAACCCTCTTCATTAAACTCAAATCTATAAGGGGTTAAGTCTACACTTTCCCAACACCAAGCATTTTTATTATTTTCACTTATTAACTGCATATAAAAAGACCCATGAATACAGATAATAGGGGTTTTATAGTTTTTATCTTTTATTTTATTAAACCCTCCTGTTCTATCCTTACAAAAACTTTCTATTTGTGGGAATTGTTCTTTTATCTTTTTCCATAAATAAAGGGTTATTTGTTTTTTGAACTCTGTTTTTTCTTCTTGAGATAAACCTTTTATTCCATCACTACTTAAACCACACATTTTTAAAATATATGTAGCTCTTTGAATATCCCACACGTCTTTAAGTTTCTTGCTGTTTACTTTGATTGTCACCATTTTAACCTCCTTTCAACGCCGTAAGGCTTTCAATTTTTTAACTTGCTCTATCCTCCTCATTAAAAGGAAGAATGTGATTCCCCACATAATAAACAAAAACCCTGCAATAGTATATATTTTTTCCATAGTTTAAATTACCTCATAATTCTTTTTAAAGTTATTACCAAAGATAGTTATGATCTCTTTAGTTTTTAGGTTACTTATTGTGTATTCACCCCCAAACAAAAAGCCAAACCAACGATTAAAGCTTATTATGATGAATTTTTCTTTTGTTTTTTTATTTATGATTTTCATTTGATTATAAAGGGTTAGCTATAGGGTAAGCTAACCCTCTCCCTATTGGGAATATTAATTTTCTTTTGTAACTTTTTCAAGTTCTTTTATAAGGCAGTTCTCTATGAATACATTAAAGTAACTATTGTTTAGGTTTATTCCTGCCTTGTCTGATAACTCCATAAGGAGTTTTTTGTTTTTATCTGTTAGTGTGTATTCCATTTTGACCTCCAGAATAAAAAACCAAAGTTAGTTTATAAATATTTGTATAGTAGAGTATATACTATTTTATTCATAAAATGTTATATATAATTGTTTATAATAATGTAAAAAGTAAATGTTCTACTAAATCGTAGCAACACTTTTATGCTTCACAAACCAAGACTATAACATAGCAACGCCGTCAGGCAGACATTAACCACAATAGCTACATTAACCTATTAGAGAACCATAAAAGATAGATAATCAAGCAATAGATAAACAAAACAAATAATATTTAGTATAGTATAAGTATATCTATTTACTAATAAACAAGAAGTTCCATAGGAAATAAAGGTATTAAGGGAATATAAAAGGATAAAAGTATATAGAGGGATATTCTCCTTTGTAATAGTTCGTATAATAAATATTGTGCGAACTATGAAAGGGGGGGGACTATAAGGGTAATAGGTCTCATTATTCTCTTCTTAGAGCCAAATTAGTATAAGGAATATTTTGAGGATTCATTATTAATTAACCACAAAGTATATAAAGACTAAGAAGTTATATTTAATATGACTAAATACGAAGAACCTTTAAAATATTATGAAAAACATTACAAAGGGAAAACTCAAATAGAAATAAAAAGATTATGTTTATCTCTATATAGAGCATTAAAATATAGGAAACAATTAAAATTACTCCCTCACGGAGTTAAAGGACCAACCAAATGGAAGAATCCTCTTGAAGATTATAAAAGACTTTATCCTGGATTAAGTAGGGGTGATTTACATAACATCAATAAAGGATTGTATTCTGTTTTAAATAAAAAAGGGTTGCTCAAATATTTACCTGTTTTAACCCAGGAAGAAAAAACTAAAAGGCAAATGAAAGTTTACACTCCTGAAAAAAAAGCGGCCTGGACCAAAAAGATGAAAATTTGGGCTGAAAAAAATCCAGAAAAGGTTAAGGAAAGAAATAGAAAAGCCAGAGAAACAATTAAAAATAAACCCCAATCTGAATATTCTTTATTTGCTGGATTTAGAAATTTAGTGAAATCTATTAAATATAGGCCCAAAGGGCATTATCAGACCTGTGAATATTGTGGGAAATTTTTCTTCTTTAAATCTCTGAGAAAAACCTGTTCCGATGAATGCAAGGCCAAGAGAGGAGGAAATCTAAATAGAGGCAAAAAGAGACCATATTTTTGTGGGAAAAATAATCCAGCCTATACAAATGGAAATTATCTCAAAAAATATAGAAGAATTAGAGTAAATGGAAAGCAAGTTTATGAGCACATATATGTCTGTTTAAAGAAGAATGGTTTAAAAAAGCTTCCCGAAGGATATTGTGTACATCATATAGATGGTGATAAGTTTAATAATTCTCCTGGAAATTTGCGATTAATGAGTATAAAAGATCATAACCAGTTACACAGAGAGAAAATGAGCCATATTCAGCTTTAATAATTCTATCAAACGATTTATTAACAAATAACCCCCTATTACGATACATTTATAAACCCTATTTTCCTATACTCTTTTATAATTAAATAATCAAATATTTTAAATTAATTTTATAGACGATGAAAGGCAAATTAATCAAAAGGGTCGTAAAGATCAAGAAGATCCAAAAAGTTGGAGAAAATTTGATGATTCTCCTTCCAAAAGCTTGGTTAAATGAAATGGATTGGAATCGAACTACTCAATTAGTCCTGGAATTTATGCCTCATCGTAAGATGTTAATTTTATCTGAAAATAAACAAAGTGTGGTTAAACATGAAGAAGTTAGTGATATTGTCTCAATTGCAGATTGACTACGTCTGGGAATTGGCCAAACAAATCAGCGACCCAAAAGCTAAAAGAGGAAATTTCTCTAAAGCTTTGAGAAAAATAATAGAGGAACATAAAAATGGAAAATAAACATGCACATATTCAATTGGCAATCAATTTTGCAGATTTGATTAGAACTACCCTTGGACCAAGAGGAATGAATAAGGTGGTTGTAAGGAATAACCAGGCACTTCATACAAATGATGGGGCCAGTATTATCAAGAATGTTGAAGCTAAAGATCCAATAATTGATTTGTTTAAAGAATTAGCAATTAGTCAGGAAGAACAAATAGGGGACGGAACCACCACAGCAGCCATTTTAGCAGGCCAGTTTCTAAATAATGCACTCAGTTTAATTAATAAAGGAATTCACCCCACCACAATCATCAATGGATATAATCTGGCAAAAGTTGAAACCATGAAATTTCTTGAAAATATTGCGGAAAAAGGCGATAAAAATAAAATCATCAAAACCACATTTGGCAATAAAATCAGCAGGGACCAAATAGATCACCTAAGCAAGCTTATTCTTGAAATAAAAGATTTTGAAAATTTAAAAATTCATAAAAAAGTGGGAGACACACTCAATAGTAAAATATATGGTGGTTTTGTTTTTGAAGGATTTACAATAAATGATCAAATGGAGAATGAAATAAATGGGAATATTTGTTTGCTTGATTATAGAACAAATGTAGAAGCCACACATTTTAATGTAACCAGCTCTGAAGAATTAAAGAAAATCAATCTATATGATAGAGAATATAAAAGGGAAATTATTGATAAACTTGTTGAAAAAAATGTTAATTGTTTGCTTTATACTGATACTAACCCTGAATTTGAAGCAATGTTATTGGAAAAAGGGATCACAGGGATAGTGGTTTATCAAAGAAAGGATTTTATTTCAGGGATTGCCACTGCACTTGGGATTCTTCCAACAAGTGATCCAAACAATATTCATGTAAAAAAAGGGAAATTGAAGTATGAAAAGCCAAATCAAATCTATATAGATGGAAATGTTGAAACTTTAATTTTAGAAGGTCCAACCAAGCAAACCCTTGATGAAATAGAAAGAAGCGTAAATGATGTATTGAGTTTGCTTAAACATGAGATTGATTGTGTTGTTGGTGCTGGGGCGGTTGAAATAGAGATTGCAAATTACCTTCTAAACATAGCTAAAAAATTGGGTGGAAAAGAGCAGCTTGCAATTGAAAAATATGCAGAAGCCATTGAATCAATACCTTTGATTTTAGCAGAGAATTCTGGACTTGACTCTATGGCTGTCCTGACAAATCTTAAAACAAGGCATTTAAACGGAGAAAAAGATTTGGGTGTAGATATGTATCAGGGAGTTTCTGATGCGAGGGAGAGGGGAATAGTTGATCCTGTTTTGGTAAAAATTCATGCAATTAATTCAGCTACCAATGTTGCAAACTTGATTCTTAAAACAGATAAAATTTTGGTGGGAGAAAAATGAAAGATCTTGGATTGGTTGTTGGAGAGGAAGTTAATATTTGGGTAAAACAAATAGACAAGACAATCAAATTGACATTAAGAGAATCGTACAAACTTGCAGATGGAACCCCAGTCGGACAATTTCTCGGAAAAAATAGTCATTACATTTTACCTTTTGCAAGATTGAAAAAAATCAAAGGAGGGTATGAACTCGAATGATAAGTATGATGGAATATCAAATGAGGGGAGGAGAACATCCAAACATAAGGTGTTCAATGTATGAACATACTCACTGGAAAGTAAAGGATACATATGAAGGAATTTATATTGAACTTTTTGATAATTTTTTACATCTTGATAGAGAAAAAGCAAAACAATTAATTGAAATGGATATAGACAAAATGTATGTTTCTAAATGCCCTTCTGCATGTTCAAGATGCAGATTATATAAAATGCCAAAATGAACATCGAAGAATTTTTTAAGTGGTTTTATACTATCTGGTTTTTGTTAATTATTAATCTTGGCTTGGCTGTTTTGACTAAATTACTTTGGGGTGCATTATGAAATTTCTTTCTGCTATTATGGGTCTTACAGATTTTATTTGTATTGGAATCATTCTCTATAACTATGGTCTTGTTTGGTGGAGTATTATTTTATTTTTTATTATGGGAATAAAAGGGGGGATGAGTTTTCTATGATTTTTATAGATCCAGAAACAACAGCAAATACAAATGTCCCAAATATAGGATTGGCTTATATTTCCTCAGCACTTCATAAATTAAAAATTTCACATAAAATTATAGACCAGGATACTATGCCCTTTCCAAGAGATAGATTTTTAAAAGAAGACGATGATTTTGGGATTTCTGTTAAATTTAATGTTATAAATGAAGTAAGGCGAATTACCAAATTAATCCATGAAAAATATCCAAAAAGGAAAATAACTTGGGGGGGTCCACATATGAGAAATGAAGAAGTAGTAAAAGATTTAAAAAAAGAATTTCCTTATGTAATTTTTAAAGAAGGGTATTATGACCAAGAACTCCTAAATACAAATAATTTAGATGAAATTCCTTTTCCAAGATATGAAGAATTTGACTCAATTGATTTTATCCTTGATAATTTTAGAACAGGTTATTGGAATTATTCTCTAATGACAAGTAGAGGTTGTCCTTTTGGTTGTGTTTTTTGTAATTCAGATAAAAAATTTAGGGCAAGAACAGCAGATAATTGTATTGCTGAATTAGAATATGCCATTGAAAATTATCACATCAAAAGATTTCAAATACTTGATGATAATTTTATTATGATAAAAGAAAGAGCTTTTGAGTTTTGTAAGAAAGTTAAAAGGTTTAAAATGAATTGGCTTTTGCCAAATGGTATTCGGGCAGATTTGATTACAGAAGAATTAGCAAAAGAGATGAAAGAGGCAGGATGCTTAATGATAAGTTTTGGGGTAGAATGTGCAGATGATGAAGTTTTAAAAGAAATTAATAAAGGTGAAACCCTTGCCCAAATTGAAAAAGGAATTAAAATTGCTAAAAAGTATTTTCAAGTAAATGGTTTTTTTATAATTGGATTACCTGGAAGTTCTTATGAAAAAGATTTAAAATCAGCAGAGTGGGCAAAGCAAATGGGAATAACTGCACACTTTGGTATACTTGTTCCAATTCCTGGAACCCAAATTGAAATTAACCCAAAAACCAAAAAATATATTAACTATGAATTGTTAAATAAAGCAATCTTTTTTGATGATAAAAATGAGATGGTGTGTGCTTATGAAACTCCAGAATATCCGGCAGAAAAAAGATTAGAGCTTTATAATAAATTTATGGGATATAGAAAAAGAGGATTTAAAGTATGAAAATTTTAATTACAGGACACGCAGGAAATATTGGAAGAGGAATTTATGCAACCTTAATGGATGCAGGACATGAAGTTATTGGATATGATATTCTTGAAGGAGATGATATTTTAGATTATCCAAATCTTTTAAAAAAAATGCAGGGTTGTGAACAAGTAATTCATTTGGCAGGAATACCACATCCAAGTTTAGAATTTCCTTTTAAAAATTATTTTGATTTAAATGTTGTTGGAACACATAATGTAATGATGGCTGCTGAAGAATGTAAAGTTAAGAGGGTAATCTTTTTTAGTTCTTTTGCTTATTATGGAATTGATTTAGATGTTGTTCCTGTGAATGGATATGATAATCCAGTTAAAGAAACTGATTTGCCACCTTCAATTAATTGGGAACCAAGGTATAAGGAAAAGGATGGCATGGCATATCATTATGTTCAAACGAAATTAATTTGTGAAGCAATTGTTAAATATTATGGGATAAAGGATATTTGTGAAGTTATTATTTTTAGACCCCCAAGTTTTGGGTGTATATTTAAAGGGAAATATGGGGTAAAAGCAGAGACTGTTAATTATTATGTAAAAAAAGCAGTTGAATATTCAAATAAAATTAAATTAGAACCTTTTAATCTCTGTGACCAAAAAGAATATATGGAAAAGACTGAAAAATGGTTTGGTGAAAAATGAAATTAATTATTTTAGAAGATATGAGTAAAGAGGAATATAAAGGGGGAACTCAATTTTATGCAGATTTTTTAGTAAGAGCTTCAAAAAAATATAAAATTAATGTTGAATTAATGACAGCAAAAACATTTAATCAAAATAAATTGGATAAAGCAGATTTTGTTTTAATGCTAAACATATCTAAATTTCCTCAAAATGTTTTAAGAGGAATAAAAAATTATGCTAAGATAGAAATGGATTATGGTTTTTGTGAAACAAGAAATGGTATGTGTGAAAATTGTCCTAAATTTGAAAATGGAATGTGTTATTCAAATAACTTTCAATTTTATAAAGAAATTTTACAAAACGCCAAATTTATTGTTTTTTTAAATCCACATCAAAGAGAATTTTATAGGGCATTCTTTGGAGATTTAGTTAATAATTCTATGATTGCAATGAGTTTTTATGCTTATCCCGAAGAATTTAAAGATGAAAAAAAATTTAGATTACCTAATAGTTTTTTATTTGCTTCAAGAATGTATAAAGAGAAAGGAGTAACAAATGTAATTAATTTAGCAGTGGAAAATCCAAATAGTAACTTTTATTTTCTTGGTTTTGGAGATCCAAAATTAATTCAAAGAATTTATAATGTTCATAATTGTGTTTATTTAGGGGATTTTCCAAAAGAGAGAATTCAAATGAAAGAATATTATAATATGTTTGAATATTTTATTTCACTCCCTCTTTGGCAAGATACAGGTCCAATCAAAGTTGTTGAGGCAGAATTATGTGGAATGAAATTAATAATTAATGATAATAATAAAATTAGAACAAATGGCTGGAAAAATGAAAAAGAATTAAGGGAAATGATAAATGATGCAAGAGATAGATTATTTAAAAAAATACAAAATGAGATGATAAAGTGCAAAAAATAAAAATAATAACCTGTGGTTTTAAATATGGGAGACCAAGATGTAATCATTTCATAGATGTATCTTGGATTCCAAATCCTTGGCGAAGCCCGGATAAAGACCCAAAAGAATTAATCTTTAATACAAAAGGAGTAAATGAAATGATTGACATTGTAGTAAAATATATTAAGTGTGTTGGAGATAAAGATGAAATGGTTTTTGGAATTTGTTGTTCTTCTGGAAGGGATAGAAGTCCAATAATTGCTGAAAGGATAAAAGAATTATTATCACCAGAAATAAAAGTGGATGTAATCAAACAATGAAAATTTTATGGAAAGGAAATTTATTTAATTCAACAGGGATTGCAACCGCAAATAGAGAATTAGTTAGAGAATTAAGTAAATTAGATTTAAAAATTCAAGTTACAGACCCCTGGAAAGATAGTCCAGAAAATAAGGGGTTAGAACATCTGAATAATTCAATTGATGTAAAAGATGCGGATACTATTTTTGCAGATTACCCCCAGTATTGGAGAGAAGGTTATGGAAAATTATATGGGTTCTTTTTGCATGAAGGAACAAGATTAATCCCTGGGTGGTCTGATTTAATGAATCGTGTAAATAAGATTTTTGTTCCATCTGAAGCCACTAAAAATTTATTTAAATGGAATGATGTAAGAGTTCCAATCGAGGTAATCCCTTATGGAACAAATCCAGAAATTTATAAACCAATTGAAACAAAAGAGAACAAAGATTTTATTTTCTTGTCAGTTAATTCTTGGACAGGAAAAGTTGGTGATAGGAAAGGAACAGACCTTTTGATTAAAGCATTTGATCAGGAGTTTAAAAATGAAAAAGTAAAATTAATTTTAAAGATTGGAACTTTTTGGGCAGAGAACCCAAATTATAATGAATGTATTTATAATATTCTTGGACATGAAAATAAGAACATTCTTTTTAATAATTCATACCTTCCTGAAAAAGAATTAGTAAAGCATTATCAAAAAGCTGATTGTTTTGTTGCTCCAACAAGAGGTGAATCATTCGGACTAACAATCATAAATGCTATGGCCTGTGGTCTTCCAATAATTGTGACCAAGGATGCTAATTCTGGCCATATGGATTATTGCAAAGGGAAGGATTCTGTTTTGTTTGTTGATGCTCCTTTGGTCAAACAAGGAGATAGACGATTTTTCGCAGAAGGGAATATGTTGGCGGAGCCGGATTTAGAATCTTTAAAAAAACAAATGAGATATGCTTTTAAAAATAAAGAACTAAAAAAGAAGGCATTAAAAAATTCAGAAGACATTAGAAAAAACTGGACATGGAAAGAAACAGCAAGAAAATTAAAAGAAGCTATTGAAGCTGATGATAAACCAGGGGGGGAGAAAAATGAGTAAATGGATAAAAAATAGACACATTATTCATATGATTAGGTGGAAAGATAGAAGAAGATGTTATGTATGCAATCAAGCCTGTGGGATTACTAAAGAAAAATCTACAGATGATCCAGATAAAGTTACTTGTAAAAATTGTAAACAAAGAATGGTGATTTTTAAATGAAACTGGACTTAGGTTGGTGGATATTCCTTGGAATGACAGGTATGTTTGTTATAGGATTTACTATTGGGAGGTTTACATGAATCCAGAACAATTAAAAGAGATGAATGAAATAACTTGGTGGAATAGAACAGACTTAGATGGAGTCATTACAAGAGGGGGTCATATTAAATTACACTGGAAAATTAAAAATGGATAAAAAAGAAGTCTGCATAATTTCGTATGGTGACAATCCTCTCGCATCCACAGGATATGGTTGTGTATGGGAAAATCTTTTAAGTAGATGGGCAAAGGCGAAGCCAGACTGGAAATTTTATCATGTTGGCTGGCAACAAATAGACAGGGAATTTAAAACTGCTGAGGGGTATTATCGTCTCCCAACAGGTAGAGTAGAGATGGGCACAGATACTATTGTTCCAAATTTACTTCAACTAAAACCAGATTTTTTAATCACATTAGCAGATGTTGGAAAACAGCTTGGTTATGTTAAAGCAGTATTTGAGGCAAAGAAAATGGGTTGGAGGGGAAAGTGGATAGCTTATGTTCCACTCGATACACCAGACTGGGCACTTTACTGGGATGAAATGTTCGATGCACCAGATATAATCATTTCAATGAGTGAATTTGGCAAAGCCCAAATGGAAAAGTTTGGGGTGAAAAGGGCCATCCCCATTTTACATGGAGTTGATACAGAAGTATATCGCCCACTCGAAGAAAGAAATATCCTCAGGCAGAAGTTTGAAATCGATAATAAGTTCGTTGTTGGTTTTGTTGGAAGGAATCAGATAAGAAAGATGCAACCATATTGGATGAAAGGGTTTGCCAAGTTTGCTAAAGGAAAAGATGATGTGTGCTTGCTTCTTCATACAGATGCAGACCCACCAGCAGGTGAAGGAAGGGGTTGGGCGATGAACGCAATTATCTGGAAATTAGAAAAAGAAATAGGGGAAGATTTAACAAAATCTAAAAAGATAATTCTAACCAGAAGTAACTTGGACATTAAAGAAAGACAAAAAATTGGAAAAAACCAGATGAACGAAATTTATAATTTAATGGATTTGTTTCTTTTTCCTACTGGTGGAGAAGGATTTGGATTGCCAATAGTTGAATGTCAAAGTGCAGGAGTTCCAATTATAATGAGTGATAATACAACTGGTCCAGAATTGGCTGGAAAGACAGGAGAATTGATTAAAATGCTTAAAGATAACCATAATAGAACGATGTCGGTTATAGGAACAAATGGGGTTACAAATGCTATCCCAGATGATGAACACATTGTAGAGTTACTTGAAAAATATTATGCTGATTGGAAAAACGGAAAAAAATTATTAAAAGAAATGTCAAAAAAAGGAAGAGAATTTGCTTTGACACTCAATTGGGATAATATTTCTAAGAAATGGATTGAAATGTTTGAGGAGGAAAAATGATAAATGAGAACAATTCAGCAGATCCTAAAGCATGCAGATGGTTACAAAGAAACAAGAATGGAGGAGTTCTGGTCAAGGTGTTACTTTGATTATTTATTCTTTGCAGAACATGTTTTAGGATTTGAAATTGCCGATTATCACAAAGAGTGGTATGAGTTAGTTGAAAAATATCCAAGACTTTGTATTATTGCGTTTAGGGGTTCAGGCAAAACTTATTTTTTTGCTGGGTATTATTTGTGGAAATCTATTTTTCAAGGACCAAGAGAAACATTGATTATTTCTTTTAGAGAAAGTCAAGCCAAACAAGTTTTAAAAATTATAAAAAATATGCTTACTATGAATGAAATTTTAAAACAATTTGTGCCAGATAACAGGGACGCTACTTGGAGGGCAACAGAGCTTGAATTAGTTAATGGCTCTATATTTTATTGTAAGCCCTACAATGATTCTGTTAGGATGTGGCATCCAGATGATGTCCTGTGCGATGAAATAGGGGAATATGAAGATAAATCTATTTACTGGACAGCTGTTCTTGGAACAATTCAATTAAAAAGGGGGAGGGTAACTGCTATTGGAACCCCAAAATCCTCTGCTGATTTATTAACTGAATTAAAAGAAAATTCTGAATATTATACTGAAGAGTATCCAGCAGAAAAAAATGGAAAGGTTTTATGGACACAAAAATATACAAATGAACCAAATGACACCCCAACCAAAAAAAGTTTAATAAAAATTAGAAAAGAAATGGGGGAGCTTGCATATGCACAAGAGTATATGTTAATCCCAATTAGTTCGGCAAATTCTCTTTTCCCAATGGAAATTATTAAACCCAATATTGCTGAAGAAGAAGGTTTCTTGCCTTTTGGAAGAAAAGATGAAAGATATTATATTGGATATGATGTTGCCCGAACACCAAAAGGAGATTATGTTGTTATGATTGTTTTGGGTGTTAATGCTGATAGAAAAAGGTTAGTTAAAGGACTTCGTTTTAGGGGAACGTTCGAAGAACAAACAAAACGATTAAAACAATTATATGAGGATTTTAAACCAACCAAGTGCATAATTGATGCTACTGGTCTTGGTGATAAACAAGCAAGAGATATTCAAGGCGATTTTCCAAATGTTGAAATGTTAAAAGTAACTTATGATAGTAAAATAAATATGTATACTGACTTGCGTCGAGAATTTGAAAATTTTAATCTTATTCTGCCAAATAAAAAAGATGAACAAGCATATGCTTTCACACAGCAATTAATCAAAGAACTAAATGAAATTGCATTGAAAATAGATTTAAGGCCAGGACAAACAACAAGACCAAAGTTTCATTCTGGAAAACATGATGACTGTCTTTTAGAAGGAACACTAATAACAACAAATAAAGGACAAAAACCAATAGAAGAAATAAAAATAGGGGATTTAGTTTTAACAAGAAAAGGATTTAAAAAAGTTACAAAAGCCTGGCTCAAATCAGAAAACGCAGAATTATATGAATTAAAGTTTAATGATGGAAGGACTTTAATAGGAACCTCAGACCACAAAATATATACAAAAGAAAAAGGATTTATTCCAATAGATGCTATGAGTAACATTTATAAACCTTTAGATGCTATACATTATGTATGTCAATCAAATTTAATAAAAAAACTTATAATAGAAATAGAAGGACAGGATATTGGTGTAGAGCGGGAGGATATGGGTTTTTACACAGAGATGTTTGGGAATTTTATAACAAACAAATACCAAAAGGATATGATGTCCATCATAAAGACGGAAATAAATCCAACAACAAAATTGAAAATCTTGAATGTCTCCCACGAAGTAAGCATACCCTTAAACATCATAAGCAATGGACTAAAGCAAGGTCAGAAAAACAAAGAGAATGGATTGAAAAAATTAGGCCCCTCACAAAAAAATGGCACAAATCCAAAGAAGGAAAAGATTGGCATAAACAACACTGGAAAACAAGTCTTGGGAATAAAAGAAAATCAGTTAAAAAAAGCTGTGAATTATGTTTTAAGGAATTTACAGATAATTCATTCCAACAATCAGGCAAGTATTGTTCAAACAAATGTCAACAAAAAGCATTTAGAATTAGAAATTGTGAGAAAATTAAATTATACGGGAAAAGTGTACGACTTAACCGTAGAAGAAGAACATGAATTTTTTGCTAATGGGATTTTAGTTCATAATTGTGCAGACGCTTTGGCGATGGCCAATCGGGCGAGCCAGAACATTTATGGAACTATTTCAATCAGAGGAATTGATTAATTTCTTTTGTCCTAAAAAAGGTTTAATTCTTGCTTCTGCAATTTTAACATACTTTTCTTCTTTCTCTATTCCTATGAATTTCCTATCTTGTTTTAAACAAGCAATAGCTGTTGTTCCAGAACCAAGAAATGGGTCAAGCACTATTGCTCCCTCTCTACTTACGAGTTTAACTAAATATTCCATTAACTTAATTGGTTTTACTGTTGGGTGATTATTCTTTGCAGGAGTTGTATCATTTGTCCAAATTCCACCCTTATTCCATCTTACTGGTTTTCCATCTTTCATTTCTTCACAACCAAAATTCCTCTCACTTTTACTTGCTTTGGCACAATAAAAGAATCGGGATGCTCCATGTTTTGTTTTATCTTTTAGTCCAACCCCAAAGTACTTAGAACTTCCCCCACCAAAATCTCCAAAACCCTTTGTTTTAGTTTTACTCCAATGTCCTTGTGTAACTTTTCCACTTTGTTCATCTAACATTTTTCCTGCTTCTTCATCAAGAATTATATTTGCTGGGAAGCGTCCTTGTTGAGAAACTTGTTGGTTGGTTCCTTCATATCCCCCTTCATAAACATTCTTCGCACATTTATCGGTTTTCCAACTTCCTCCAAAAGTTCTTGGGTCAGTTTTTCCGATATATTCAACCCTACAAGCATCAATATTTATTCCCCCAGTCCCATGTTTCAAAACATTCAAGGCGACATTTTTTTCAGATAAAGGTTTTCTTGCAACAACGATTGGTTCTACTGCTGGTTTTAATGCTGTTCCCCATCCTTCCCATTCAGAGTTGCCTTTTGTAATTTCTAATTCTTTTCTTTCAGCATTTTCTATTGTTCCAAAACTCAATTTATTAATTCCAATTTCTTCTTTTACTTTTTTTCCAACATCTCTAAAATCTTTCTCATTTTTAGAAACTCCAACAACTTCTCTTTTATTTCCTCGTATCTTATCAATCTGTTTTCCAATGTTCAAACTCTTTGGAAATCCAGAACCATATAACCACATAATTGTATCTCTTATTTCAAATCCAGCATCTTCTATTCCACAAACTAATCTATGATATGTTCTTGTTCCACCAAAAACCAAAAAATAACCTCCAGGTTTTAATATCCTAAAACATTCTACTGATACTTTTTGCATCCATTTTTGAAAACCAATTAATCCTCGTGGTGAAAGGTCATAAGTTCCAGCAGTATTACTTCTTCTTTGACTTGCTATCTTAGTATGTGGTCTCTTATCTTTCTTCATAGCCTCATCTATTTTAGAAGGTTTAAAATTATCCCATTCTTTTCCCATAAAACCAATTCCATAAGGGGGATCTGTTATAATCGCATCTATAGAATTTTCTTCTAAAAGTTTCATTTGTTCTATGCAATCTCCATGAATTATCATTTTTTACAAATGGGTTCTCTAAAAATATTTAGTGTAAGAAATCCATTAGACGCCGTCAGGCTGCCTTCCCTGAATCTTAAAATTATTGTTTTATAAAACTCCTCAATCATCTTTCCTTTATTTATTCCTTTCTCCTTACAAATTTTGTTAATTTCTTCTCTTAGAACCTTATTCACCTTGAAAGTTTCCATAACATCGTTTGGATAGTTGTATTTTCCTATTTTTACCATTTTTAAACTAAGTTTTTGTATTATTTAAATTTTATGTAAAACATATTTTCTATGGTGTTTTCTGTGGCAATTTCTACATAGGATTTCTATATTTTTGCATAGTAATTTAATTGTTTTATTTCTATCTCTTGAGGGTTTTATGTTATATTCTTTATGGTGCAATTCAATGTTTTTGTTGCTTCCACAAATTTCACAAACAGGTTTTTTTATTTTTATAATTTCATTTCTATAATAAGTAGTTAAACATTTTATATTTTCCTTCTTTTTATTTTTCTCTCTCCACTTTTTAGTTGAATCTTTAAATTGTTTTGTTTTTCTATATTTGATTCCGTATTTTTTCATGTATTGTTTTTGTTTGTCATTATTTTGATAAAATATTTTTGTGCATTTTACTGAACAAA